CTGTTAATGGCATCGGTTATAGTTTTATTAAAACCAGATGCTACACTGCCCCAATTTATTTCATCGTTCTCGCCTCTTTGGGGGGTTAAGTCAAATTCGGATGCTGTTCTTGCCATATTATTAAAAGTCTATATCTGGGAATAATTCTGCTAAGAAGCCTGCGTTATTTACAGGATCTTCTATGTACTTAGCTATTTGTTCTCTTGTTGCTTTGTTTTTAAGTATAGATTGAATCTGGCTTTCATCATAGTTTGCAAAAGCTTCCCTGCTTTTTAATTGACTTGCTATGTCTCCAATTTGTTTGTTTTGTTTTCCTTTACCAAACAAAGGAGTAGCGTCAGAAGCAAGAGCTGCTGCTTCACCGAAAGCGCTCACACCAGCAATAATTGCTTCGTTTGCTGCTTCTTTAGCGTCTTGACTTTCTTGTTTGAATTGTTTAGCCTGGCCTAAGTTCATGCTAATTATAGCCTCATTAACCTTTTGGTTTTCTTCAGCTTTCATTTTTCTATTTTCATACAAATCTGAAGCTAAACCTATTCTCATTTTTTCATCTGCTGCTGAAGCTACTTGACCTACTTGACCTACACCAGCTGCCAACGATCTTGGATCTCCTTCTTGTAGTGCTTGAAGTGCTGTTTGTGTACCTAAAATACTCATTTCTCTTTGCTTTTCATAAGCATCTAAAGGTACGTTAAGGCCTTCAAAAAACTTGGTTTCAAGTCTTCTTTTAGCCTCTCTCATCATTGCATCCGACCTTTGTTGAGCCTCTGCTGCTGCCTTTCTTTGTCTTGATGCTTGTGCAAAAGATAAACCCATGCTGGTTAAAGAACCAACTGCGGCTACTCCTGCTAATATTGCTGCTGCTCCTGCCATAATTTTTTATTTTTTTCTATCAATTCTTTTGGTAAATCCCTGTAGTCGTTAGTGTATACATCAGCTTCTGCTTCTTCAAATGTTTTAGCGTCTGTTTTATACACACAGCACCATTCAGAATCTTCGTGTATATACAGAACTCTTTGTGTTCCTATTTGAGTAAATATTTTATGCGGTGCTTTTATTCTTACAACCTCACCTTCATCGGTCAAATAAGACAACTCGCCCTTTAACAAAAAAGACGGGTGTTGTTGCTTGTGTATCATACTTACAACTACCGATCCTTTAGGCATAAATATTTCTCTCGTATATAAACCTCCTTCAATATGTTGTTTAAGTGGTGCTATTTGCTTCATAGCCTCACTTTGTTTATCGCCTGCTTTATGGTTTATAGTACCTTCTATTTCATTTAATTGTTTGGAGAATGTTGCTATCTTTTCCCACATCATTCCTCTTTTCGCAGATATTTCTCCTAATATCGTCTTTGCTAAAGCCGTATCTTTTTTATTCATTTAATTAAATATGAACAAAGATACAAAAATCTATGGAAAACTTTTCATCACACTTCCAGATACAGAAAATATTTCTACTGGCGAAGTTGATGTGTTAGTTAGTTTAAATTCCATATAATATCCTCTTGCTCCTAAACTTTCTGCTACAGGGTTTTTGTAGTATAAAATTAACTCACCTGCTACAGGAGCTGGTGTTGGTGGATTATTATTATTGTCAATTGTAATGCTGTAAGGAACAGTGGTGTTATTTACAGCTGTTACAGCTCCTATTAAAACAGGAGTAGTAGATACTGCTGGAGGTTGAGACTGTATTGTTTTGTAAGCATTATCGCCCACACTTATTGTATATCCAGGTGGCCTTGCAAACTCTATCACACAGGCATTTGTACCACCCCCAGTAACAACTGTAGCTAAACCTATACCGTGTGCTGAACGAAGTTGAAAATTTATTGTATCATCATTGTTTCTAATATAAGAAAACCACTCTCCTTCTTTTTGTTCAAAATATGTACTCAGCATTGATCCTTCACTCAAATCAGTTCTTAAATCAGTAACAGTCCATCGTGCTTGTCTCGTGTCAGCAACTGTGGTGTTTGACTCGTAAGACATTGTCTTAAATAATTTTATTTCCAAAGGCTTGGTATTTAAAACTGTAGTTACTGTGCTATCATAACGAACACCATAGTATTCATTTCTAACATTACTGGTGTTGTGTCTATACAAATCCCCTCCATGAAAAGTGTATAGATAACTATTCATACCTATAATAAAATCAGGTTTGTAGCTGTAAAAAGACGGCCATCCTTGATTTTCGGGGTTATATGTTAATGTATATTCTGCCATATTAAACTGCTATACAATTAGCTCCTGAACATTGCTTTATTGATAATACTTCATTATTAGGCCCGATTTGCATAATTCTAAACGGCCCTGTTGCTGTATTTGTACTTGTTGCTGCATAAGCATACCATCCTTGAGTTATTGCAGCTCCTGTAAACACATCTCCAATACCTAAAGTCAAATAAGTGTCACAAGTAGTTGTTTGTCTTGCTGTAGGAATTGTTCTGTTTGTTCCGTCACAGAAAGTATCACAAGCATTTTGTAATCCTGAAATAAATATATTATTAGAACAGCTTGCTGCACAATTAGATATACTTACTACAATACCATCTGAAGATACTTGAATTGCTTGAGATGTTATTACACCTCCAATAAGATTTTGTATATGATACCATCCAGTTGGAACAGGTGTAACCCCATATTGATCAGTAAACACCCAATCGTGTATACCCATTTGAGTGTCAGGTGTTGCCGCTAATGGCCCTCCTTGGCTTACAGGTCTGTTCGGTATACCTAAAGTGTTTACACCCACATGATAAATGTTGGTGGTAAAAGGATCTCCACAAACATCAGCAGCTGAAACGCCTACATTGCTTGCTGGAAAGCCTGTTAAAAGAGTTGGGCAATTAACACTGAAAGAGAAAAACGTACTTGAACAAGGTGCAGAAATTTCTATATCTACAGTAGTATCACTTGCTGCCACAGGCACAGGAACTACCATTGTTGCGTTAAAAACTCGCCATGGTGTAGTAGGTGTACCATTAGCAGAACAAGTGCTTAAAGATTGATCTGGGGAGTTGTTTCCATTCCACGCAGGTATATTAGCTGTTACACCTGGAGCTACTTGGAAAGTACCGTTGGTATAATTATATACAGGAACATTTGATTGAGCAACCCCATTACTTCCATTTGCAGTTGTAACACCATTATTTCCGTAAACAGCTGGGTTACAATCAGCGCAACAGCTACAAGCAAAACCACTTGCATCTTGATCGGCAGCTCCAATATATCCACTTAAATAACCTCCTAATACTGATGAGTATTCAGAAGCAGATTGGCCATTAAAAGTCCAAGTTAGTTTATCAGGTATTGGATTATCATTGTTTCCTACATTAAAATTTATTACTGCTGCTCCTTTAGAGTTTCCAAAATCTAAAGTACACGGTGTTGATGCTAATAAAACTCCGTTTAACATTTGTCTATACACGCCTCCTTGAGAATACCATCCGTCAGGAGCTACATTCGTTAAAGCTGCATCAGTATAAACGCTTGTTGCTGTTGCAAAGTTTAAACCATCATAATAATATTGTCCGTATGTTGCCATATTGCTAAATTAACAATTATTTATTGAAGTTATCACACCATTAGTATTTACATACAACACTTGATTAGTGTTAAATTTGTAATAACCTGTACCAAGTTTTGTGCTTGGCCCTGTACAAACACTATCCGTAAACGCTAAATCACCAACAACTGGAAGCGCACCCTGACCTGTAAAGTAATAAGTTTGAGTTATTAATTGGTTACAAGCAAGAGTTGGATTGTTGCTTGGTAAAGAAGCGCTAAATGATGTACAAGGAACAACACAATCACAACATGCTGATTGAGATGTAGAAGCATCGTAGCATAAATATTGTGACGCTACAGTTCTTAAATCATAAATTAAATACAAGTATTGATTACCTATAGGTATACTTGCAGATGCCTGCACTCCTCTAAAAATATTTCCACTTGGGTTGGTAACCGATACTTGATTTAAAGATTGACCTAACAAAGCAGTTATACCAGTTGTAGTATTAGCATACAGCGTGTTGCTTGACAACCAATAAATTTTGTCTTGTTGTAAATTAAAATCAAAACTATCGCTACCTATTTTGTTTGTCTGAATACTTAAGTTAACTCCATCATATGGGAAAACACCTACAGAACGAGTTCCTGTTTGAGCAATCCAAGCTGCCGCTATGGTTGGATCATTATTTAGCACAACTGGATCACTGGAAGGAGGGCTTATAGAAACCCCGTTATCCCAAAAATATTCTGCATGTATTGTTTGTCCATTATCATTAGGTGCATTTAACACTACTTTTACAACAGTTATTTGTGTTTCAGCAGGACAATCAACCAACACAGAAAAGTCGCAAGTACCATTTGGTGTAATAGAACAGCTAACTATATTTGGAGAAGCCGTTGGTTTTGGAATTGTTACTGTATAAGTTCCAGGTGTTGTTATAGGGGAAGGAGTAGTAATGTACATCCTCCTGAACCTATAGTTACTGTAATTACAATATTACCTATAACGCTACCAACATCTACATTCCAACTTACAGGAGTGCTACAGGTTATATCTTCAACTAAAGTTCCACAAGGAACATTTGGTGTAGGAAAAGGTATTTGTCTATCATTAGTTGCTAATACATATTCATCCATGTATGGATCATATCCTCCAAGCTTTTGAGTATTTAACGATAAGTAAAATTCATCTCTAAACCATGAACGCATACCTTCTTCTGAAATTACAGATAGCTGGTCATTTTGTAAAGAACTACCTTTTAGTCTTAATACTGCCCCACGCTTAGTGTCAGTAAAAAACATATCAGAACCCCACGCTGCAAAACTTTCAGGATTAAAACTATTTCCATACTCTTCGATACGAGCCACTTGTTCTCCAAGAACTTCTGGTATAGAAGTTACTGTTCCTCCACCAACTGCGTCTGTTAAAATGTTTTTACCAGCTAAAACATATGATATTCTATCTTCTTGTAAAACTAAAATATCAGTTCTTCTTGCATGTAATACTTGTATTTCTCCAAAATATGTTTCACAATCTTTAAAGTTTACCAAACCTAAATTAAATTCATTTAAGTTATTAAAGTTTGCTGGGCCACTAAATATACCACTGTATGTTAATCCTGCAAATCGATTAGCTTCTTTAAATTCTTGATTAGATACAGCAAGAACTCTTTCTCCTAAATTCATAGACATCCCTTCTAACTTATCTAATATCTTAAAGCTTTCTACTCCATTACCAAAAGAGTAGCAGTTAATAAATGGTAGATTTATTATAGAAGCTTGAGTAGGAGTTTGATTTTGATCAGCGCTATCTGAATTGTGAACGATACTATAATTTTGATCAGCAGAACCTGAAAATATATCAGCACTCAAAATTAAACTTGTAGCAGAAGTTACAGTAACAACCGTGGCTGTAGTTACAGGAGTTGTGCTTGTGTTGTAAACAAAATCTCCAACAGAAACCGAAGCTGTAAACTGTCCTGTAGAATCATTTAATTGGTTGACGGTCAAAGGAGCTGTGTTAGTGCTTTCTGCTACTACACTACCCACTGAGTGAAGACCACCAATTATAGGGTAGCTTTTTGGAGAATCATAAAATAATTCACTATTAGCAATCTGTGGTTCTGTTTCAAAAACAAGCAAACTTCCACCCTGTGTTATTTCTATTGTAAACTTAGATCTTGCTCTTTTCCCACCGCTACAACCAGCAAGACCAGGTCTCCATGTAAAATATATTGGTGCTGCGGCATCAGCAGGGTTTGTGCTTAAAAATTGTAGATTACTCCACCAACCACCTGCGGGTGGACACTGATTATTACCATCTTGACACGGAGGCAAGAGAGGTGTAGTGCCAGTAGGACAATTAAAGATGTTGGAAGTCCATGCACCAAAATTAGCATAGTCTCCTAAAGTAGGGTGGTAACGAACATTAATAGTACCTCCGTTGTTTATATCTCCAGAATTAGTTCCACTGTTTACATCGGGATTAGCAGCTGTCCACCAGTAATAAAGATTGATAAAATCCTGAGCAGCTGTAAAGCTTTGTTCATAGTAGTAATCAACTCTTTCACATCCACCAGATCCAGAATTTCTGGTTACCTCATATTTCAAAGTAATTGTACTACCCGCTGGTATATCAATATTAGTTAACACACCTGTGCTTCCTCCTTGAACATAATTTTCGTCATAAAATAACGCTATTCTTTTAGAAGCGACACATCTTGAGGCAAGAGAAGCAGTAGATGCGGTTCTATTCCAGTTTGTAGGAACTACAGAATCGTTTATTACAATTTCTGAAGCGTTAATATTCATGTAATAACCTGGCGCTTGATTAGCAGGGGTAGCTCCACTCCCAGCAAAATCTTTCGGTTGAGCCTGAGCTTGCAGTACTTCTATTTTTACCTCATTTAATAAAGGCCCTTCTGCATCTCTTTTTACAATTAACATATCACCTGCTTTAACTTTTTCTGCATTATCCCCTTGAAGCTTACACCATATTGTTCCGTCAGTTGCCTGTACAAATGTATTGGTGTAAACAGTTTCATAATTTTCTGCGCTGGCTTTAACTACATACTTCCATCTTTTTGCCCAGTAAGGCGGATTGCTTTCTAACGTAACTTGTAATTTATTTCTTAATATAGAGTTAGAAGGTGGAATAAATTTCGTATTATCTCGAGAAACTAAAACTGTAGACGCTCTTGCATACTCGTCCATATAAACTAAGCCAACCTCGTAATCTCTATTGCTATGTAAGCTGCCCTGGTCTGAATCAGTAACAAGCTGAATTGATGCATTTGTTATTGTAAAATACTCGTAGCTGCTAATAGTAAAAGAACCTGTATTGTTTTGTGACTCCATAGCTAATGAAGTAAGCTTAAATGTAGTGTCATTAGGTGTGCCAATCTCAAGACCAAAACCCTGCATATTAGTAGAGCTGTTTATAGAACTTAGTGTTTTAGTAAAACCTACCTGTGTTAATACTTGAGTATTAAAGCTATCAGTTAAAGAAAACCCAGAAGACGCAGTAGCCATAGGATTAAAATTAACACCCTCTATTGTACCAATAGCATCTTGAAATTCATCAGATTGTAAAAAATCATAAACAGCAGAAGCTCCTGTATAATCTTGCTGTAAGTCAATAAACGTCTGTATGGTAATCACTCCACTGTCTATAGTAGAAGACCAGCCTTGACATTCTGGATTAGGTAAATTTGTTCCTGTACAAGGCTCTATAGCTAAAGTGGTATTGTTTATTGATCTTGCTTCTGTTAAAATAGAAGTCAATTCAAACTCTATAATAAGCTGCGCTCCTTGTTTTAATTCTGTTTTTATGCTATCTAAATCTATCGTGGCTTTTGCTTGCTGTATAGTAGGTGTACTTGAAGGATTAATCTCATACAACTGGCTTCCTAAAGTAGGATAAGGAATAAAAAATATACCTACTTGATCCGATTAGCCATAATAGTTTGTGCTTTAGCCAATCGAGGCACATTATCATACAGTCTTAAAATTTCATCGCTACTTAAAACGGTGTATATTTTACTGTTAGAAAACTCTATAGTTCTGTCTTGATTATTACCCCACCCTAATTGTGTTTTATTGTAAGAGTCAATTTTAAATATTGTGGTGCTGTTTGAAAACTTATACAAAACATCTATTTCTATTACTCGTTCAGATCCTGTGTTAAAAGTAACCTCTGCCCCATTAAATCTATTTTGCATAGATTCATTGTTAAAGTTTTCGTAACTAAAAATAAAACGACCTGGTTGAAATGCAGGTAAAGTAAATAAAGAAGTTGCGCTGTATTCTTGATTTAAATATCTATATCTATATGCAAAAGAAACGAATTTATCTTCCATATAGTTTTCTTGATTTGCTATCTGAATAAGCCTAACATTTGGAGATGTTAAAGTTTCTGAGTCTGGAACAGCAACTAACGCAGCATCTTGAAATCCAGGTGGTTTTACAATAACACTTAAATCCTCTTCAACTATTTGATCTACACCATTAGCATCTGTGCTTGGGTAATCAAAGTTTACATTTATTTTACGAGGTGGATTTAAGTCGTCAGTAAAAAACAAAAGGTCGTCAATTAAGTCTACACCAGTTATTAAGTAAGAAGGATTAAAATTTAAAACACTTGTGCTTTCTACATGGTATCGAGTAACCTGTGAAGTAGTGTTATAAGATACAATTAAATCAACTTTGTTAGGTGGGTTGGGTGCTTGTGGATGGTTTGGATCATGCACAAACCAGTATATGTTTTCCTCTTGTCCGTCTGCTATAGCCCCTATACATCTTGCTTGTGGAGATAAAGCTACACCTCTAAAACGCAAGCCAGTTAGTAGTTCATTACCTCTTGAGTTTTCTAAAGCACCTACTTCCGTAGTTTCAGTTGCTCCAACTCTAACATTTAACGCATCTACATATTCGCCTTGTGGAAGTATTCTTTCATCCACAGACTTATTCATTCTGCCCTTTATAAAAGTTGATATACTTTTTATATCCATATTACTTTATCCATTTATCCTGGCCTCTTAGGTTCATTAATAGTCTGCCAGGATGTATATTACTTAATCTAATTTTGGCGTTTCGTAACAAAGAAGATTTGTCTTTTCTTGCTCTGTTGACTACATACTCTTGTACCCCTAATTTACCATTCAATAATGAATATCTTATGTAGGCATATAAATACTCTTCAAATAATTTATTAACACTTATGTTTGCATCATCTCCATTCTCCATACCATCAGACACATATTCTAAAACAGCTGATCTACCCGACATAGAAGAATCAAAGTTGATAACACCAGCTCGCTTATCTATGCTGAACGTAGGATTTGTATTTGCTGTTTCTGTATTTAAACCAAATCTATCACCTACTTGATAATCAAAAAACCAACCACCATCTAAGTAGTATCCTAAAGAATTGTGATAAGGACTGTCAGAATTTAGGTAAATTGTTTTTTTAGTACCTTTTATTCTATCGTATGTCACCGTTGAATATTCTGGTTTTAAAACATTTCCGTCTTGATCAAACAGTATTCTTGCATTGTTGTCTTGTAGATATGCACCAGCCCAGTTAGCCTGTATGTTTTCAGTCATTGGATATAACAAACCTCCAGAGTATAAAGAAATTCTAACCCAGTTCACATAGTCTTGAGGCATGATAAATCTTAAGTCTTCACCAACTTCAAGTTCTAATATTTTAATTTCTTTCATTGCATCGTAGTTCAACTCCTGTATACCTCTCTTTGCATAAAACAGAACTTTGTAGCGATTTACATTATTTACAAGTTCATTGTTACCTTGATAAATAAGCATAAAATTACTCACTATTTCCTGCAAAGTAACATATTGGTATGAACCCCAATTAGCGTTTTCTGGATTTACTCCACCATTTTCGTAATATTGATAATCAGTTATATAAGCCATATTATGATTCTTCTGTATTTTCTGTTGCTACTTGTGCTGATCCAAAGTCATACACATCTTCTTCTCTAATTTCAATACCTACATACTGACATATTTTTGCTATAAGTGTAGGCTCGTCTGATAAAGGCAATTCAAAATCTTGGTAATCAGGTTGTGATTCGTTAAATATTGGAGTTCCTTCGGTTGCTGATATTATACTATAAGTCCATTTTGGTGGTCTTGGGTATCTAATATACTGAGCTTTAATGCTACGAGAACCATAAATAGTAGAAGGGTATATCGTTACCGTGTTACCGTCTAAAACATATGCAGGAAACTGTGAGGTGGGCGCTGTAAGTGGTGAACTCGTTAAGTAAAATAATTTGTTCTGACTTACTCTTTCAACCTCTGCTATATTAGTATTTGAGTAGATAATATAAGCATCATTTAAATTCATAATGTTATCACTAATAGAAAGTGTTGTAGCATTATCAACAGCAGTCACATAACATTGCTGACCTGTAGTGGTGTTCACTATAATACTACCAATCGGTGGTGTTGTAGGATTTGTAAGGTTAGAAAAAGACGCTGCGCTGTCTGTTAATTTAAATGCAGCTACAAATGTGTTTGTTCCTGTAGCTAATGAGTTTGGATAATAGAATAATTTATTTATGAGATAGTAGTCTGTAGGCAATGTGTATGTATTAGCAACACCAACTTGTGTTAAAAAAACTTCTTGAGAAAAAAAGTCTATAACTTCTTCTAAGTTTTTTACAATATCTGCATAGCCAGATCCTGAAACTCTTTGGTTTTGTTTTGTTATCCAATTATTGTATTGATAGAAATAATCTTCAAACATATCCATTTGAGCTTGCTGGCAATACAGGTTAAAGTCTTGAGGACTTATATATCCGTAGTTGTTTTTATTAGCAATAGCTAATACTGTATTTCTTACATCATCTATCATAAGGAAATTATTTACACAAAGATAAGAAAAAAAAAGAGGCCTTATTTTTTTTAAGACCTCTTCCTAATCAGTTAGTTATGATTAAATTACGTTAATCGTAAGTATCTTACTTGGGGGTAATTCCCACTCGTATTTAACTAACGGCCAAGCCTGAATCAAAGAAGCTTCAAGTGCATCTTGAAAAGCATCTCTCATCGCTTCACTACCCGATGCAACTGCTGCATGAGTAATTTTTACTGCAATACCGTCTTTTCCACAATACTGAATATCTACTTCACTATTGATTGGATCAGAGGCATTATTTTCTACAATTACAACTCCAGAAGAAGAAATTAATTGTTTAGAAGAAGATGAGTTAGAATAGATGATAAAGTCTTTACCATTTCCAACACCATTACCTTGTACTGCTCCAATAGGAGTCAAAGATAATACGTTAGCACTATCTATTGCAGCTACTGTATACATTCTATCATCAGATGTATCGTGTAGAATATCTCCTACTGCTACTCCTGATGCAAACTGTCCAGTGTCTTCAACCTTGTTGTTTCCAGCTTGGTCTGCTGTCGATGTTCCACTCATTGCGACATCTTGAACATCAACCTCTACGAATTTTTGCATTGAACTATACATTACGCTATAACAATACCGCTCACTGCGTAAGCAGGAACATAGTCATAGAATACTTCAGTCCAGCCTGTCGCAAGGGCTTCAACCATAGCATCTTGTACTGCATCTCTCATTGCTTCGCTACCAGCTGGTACAGCTGCGTGAGTTAATGTAACTTTTTTGCCTGAGCCATAAAATAAAGTTGTAGTTGTAGTAGGGTTTGCGCCTGAAGCATTTCCTACCTCAACAAGTTTTACATCCAGTACAGAAACAAGTTGTTTTTGCTCATTTGTAACTGGAATTTTTAGAAATTTTTCCATAATAAATAATAACATTAAGGGTTTTGTGAGAATATTCTCAATACAAAGATAGTGTTATTTTTCTTTCTTATTTAAGTATTTCTTAAGCAGCTTGAAAGTTTCTAATGTCTTGTAAATCTAACATAGGATCATTCAAAATACCCATAAAATCTTGTGGATCGTTTTTAGCAAAAACTAAAATGTCTCTTTTTAATTCTGGTATAGTCATTCTGTCAACATTATTACCCATTAAAACTCTACACACCATAACCAATTTTTCTGTAGATAATTGTTTAGCTGCAATCTGAGCATCTAATTCTCTTTCTACTCTTTCTAAGTCCTGAGCTGCGTCTTTCTCTTTATTGACTTCTTCAAAGATTTGTCCATTTTGTGGGTGATAGTGTAAGAACTTTTGTAACACTTGGTTTTCTTTTTGTACCACGAGAAGACCGTCTTCAAACACTACAGGCTCTAAAATTGCATTGCCATCTTGTTCATCTTCAAAAGGAGACTTTTGATTACGAGCATAACGTAAAGGCTTATTAGTTCCTGTTTGTTCATCAAACCATAATAGAGGGGATCTTCTTGAGTGCCTTGAGGCTAACATATATGATAAAGGCTGTTTTCCGTGTTTGAGCCTATATGTTTTGGTAGTATATTTTTCTTTCATTTTATTTAAATTTAATTCGATTTATAAAAAATATAGGGGGAGGTTGCCCTCCCCTTATATTACTGATTTATTCTTATTGTTGGAATAAGAAGAAGTTGTTTGCACCTAAAGTACATACTGCTCTTTCAGATAAGAAATTAACTTGCATCTTATCAATATCAGAACTTCTTGCTCCACCAGCAGAACCAGTGATCCAAGTTTTGTATCTTCTATCTTCAGTTTCAGATGCTCTATATCTTACATGTAAGAATGGTCTCTTAGCGTTTTTACCTAAGATTTGGTCGTATACAGAAGTAGAACCTGCTGGAACTAAAAGTCCATTCACAGCTCCTGCTGATATACCACCTCTCATTGTAGGATCGTTAAGATATTTCCAGTCAGACTTATAGAAGTCATAACCTCTTCTAAATCCAGTGAATCCAAGATTTAATGCCATATCTGCATCATTGTCAAATAAACCATATGAAGTACCACCAGCTCCGTAAGAGTTTTGTGCTGCTAACATATCGTCAATATCAAATGAGAATTGTCTGTTTACAAATAAAACATTTTCTTCGATAGCTCCTTGCTTATCAAGTCTTTGAATTACTGAATCAAATCCAGCAAGAGTAGTTGGGTTTCCACCACCCCATACATTTCCTCTGTCGTTTACAACATAGAAAATACCTTCAGAACCTGCATTTACAATGCCTGCTCCACCAGCTGCTGAACTTAATGCTGCTTCAGCACCTGAACCTTGAGCGGCAGGAACTGCTTCAATCATTGAAGTTTCTAAGTAATCCTCAAATCTTAATCTTGTTTCATGCTCTGATTTTAAATACCAAAGGTATCCAGAAGCTCCGTTCTCAGAAGTGATTTCAATCCATCCAATTTGAGCCATATCAGATCCACTTACTTCATAAGTGTCTTTTAAAATAATTGGCTTGTTAGAGAAGATTTTATCATCAGCTTCTAATGAACCTGCCATACCTCCGTCACCTTTTTTAAATTCAGATCCATAGATAAACATTGTACATCCAACACCACCATTAGGTACTAATTGTGTTGCTTCGTAAAATGCTACTGTAACTACTAACGGGTTACCACCAACATTAATAGCTGTCACAACTGCTTTGTTGCTTAATGTAGAACCTGCTACATTATCAGACAACATAACTGTTTGACCAATTCTAATTGCTGGTGTAGTTTGCCCTGCTACTAACGCAGGATCAAATGCGTCATTAATTGTAATGTTTGCTGTAGTAGCTACACCAGGCCCACCACCTGCAAGAGTACAGTTAGTGTATTTAATGTGTAATCTACCTTGCTCTGCCCACTTAATCATATCTGAGTTAGTTGGCATTTCTGCTCCTACCATTCTTAGGAAAGAAGCAATTGTTCTGTTTCCATAACGCTCAAATTCCTTTTCATAAGTATCAGGAAGATACTGATTCAAGAAATTAAAGTTAGTTATGTAGTTTGTTTCCAAGACCTGCTTCTGAGCGGATGGCTGTAAGTCAAATCCTGGGGATGCTTGTACTGACATAATTTTTTATTTTTTAATAATTAAACTTTTTTAATACTTCTAATCTTGAGTCCTCTTCCGCTACTTGTGTCTCCTACAGCCCTGATTTTTAAACCATCTTTGTTGTAAGTGGGTGCTGTTGGTCTTACTTGCATATCAATGTTTTTAGACTTTTTAGCAACACTGTCAACAGTATTGGCTACACCTTGGTCATAGAAAAACTTGGCAAACTTTTCTGGATTCATAGCAGCAGCTAATGCTCTATGGTATCCTTTTGCATCAACCATCATTCCGTCTTTGTCAGT